CAGGTTCTTTAGAAAGATTGATATTGGTTGAGTTCTAATCCGGTAGCTTTCGAGCTGCCACAATATACACGATTATGAAAGCAGATTTAGTTTTAGTTATCAGCCCTGAAGCCCCACTGATGAAGCAACTGGGCAAAGTGTTAGGTAAGATGGTAACCCCTTATGACTTCTCTACTATAGAGAGGGGTGAAAAGTACATCACCATACAGCATGACGAGACTGGGCTTGTAGTGGCTTATACGAGTGAAAAAAGATTGAATGCAAAACATTAAATATAGTGATTATGAACTCAATAAATGAAAACGGTTGCAGCGTATGCCAACCCGGTAAAGAGAATTATTGTACCTACAACACCAGGTTGAGAGGAAAAAGAGTGAGAATGTACCAGTACGACTACCGTACTGATAGCGGTGAACTTTTTTCTTGTTGTGCGCCTACCTTAGAGGCGTGTAGAGAAAGACGGGATAAATGGCTTAGTTCACGACAATAAGCCGGTTGTCGTGTATAACGATTGAAGATATTTCGTTATCTTTGGTTGTGGTAGTATCTTTGGGGTACTATCGCGGAATGGAGCAGTTGGTTAGCTTACCGCTTTGACTTGGCGGTGGTCACAGGTTCGAGTCCTGTTTCCGCAACTATGAATATTAATTAAAAAAATGACACGATTATGAACATTTTAACGCTTAGTATTAAGCAAAAGTTTTTTGATGAGATTCTTTCTGGTAAAAAAGATTTTGAGAGGCGAGAAATAAAGCCAAGTAATGTTGAAAATTACGTTTCTTTTATCGTTGATGGTAAAGAATATGAGAGAGAAGAAGATATTCCAGATGGTGATTCAGAAGTAATGGTTAAAGCTAAATCGTATGATAAGCTTAAACTGGTTACAGGCGAATATAAAGGTAAACGCCCATATCTTATCGTTGAAGTAAAAGATGCTCGTGTGGAGTTTCTATTTGATGAAAACGGTGATTTTATCACTGGAACAGAAAAAGGTAAAGAATACGCCATAGCGCATATAGTGTTTGAGTTAGGCAATATAGTAGAAATATTTAAAGGTGAAAAATAGGCTGAGTCGGAGAAATTAAAAGAAGAATCAATCGTACCACAGGTATTAGTAACCGTGGGCGTAGGGTAAATGCCGGTAAAGCGGCAGTAGGTCATCAATCAGGGTTCGGAACAAGGGCGCAAAAGCGTTCTGACCTTGTTGCTGCATTTGGAGGTGATTAATGAACGCCTTGATTATGCAGAAAACGAAAGAAACAATATTGCACGCATCACAGAAAAGTGATACGGCGATATTGTTTTTTTCTGCGACTGGCAAAGATAGCATTGTCTTGTTACATTTGCTTCAAAGTCAGTTTAAAAAGGTTGTATGTTGCTTTTTGTACCATGTGAAAGGGCTGAATATAGTAGAACCTTTCTTTAATTGGGCACGCTCTTATGGAAATGTCGAGGTAGTTCAGTTGCCTCATACTGATTTATACAACTTCAAAATGCAAGGTTTATTAAGTGTGAAGCATCTCGATGGGCTAAAAAGGTTGAAGCTACGTGATATTGAAGACTATCTAAAAATTAAGTATCAAACTAAAGTTGTCGTATATGGAATGAAGATATCTGATTCTTTCGCCCGTAGAGGCATGTTTAACAAAGCCGCCAAGTCAGATATTCATTTTGATTATGAAAAGTATTATCCCATCGTGAACTGGACTAATAAAGATTGTCTTTCGTATATCAAGTTGCATAAACTACCGGAACCGCTGAAGCTTGGGAGTAAAAGAGGTAGTTCGGGTATTAATTTCCGCCCTGAAACAATATTGTACATTAAAGAACATTATCCGGAAGATTACAAGAAGATTATCAAAGAATTTAATTTAATAGAAGCCAAGTATGGAGGAAGTTAGTAAATATCAGAAATTTGAAACTGCTACTATTAATCGTGGGCAAATTAAAAATGCAGAATATAATCCTCGTAGAATTTCAGATTCCGCTAAGAAGAAATTGAAAGATAATATAAAACGAGTGGGACTTCTTGATACTATTGTGGTGAATAAAAACACGATGAATATAGTGTCAGGGCATCAGCGTATATCTATCCTTGATTCGCTTGAAAGGAAAAAGGACTATAACCTAACAGTTGCTATGGTAGATTTGTCCGAGAAAGAAGAAAAGGAACAAAATATATTTTTCAACAATACAAAAGTTCAGGGTGAATTTGATACTGATATTTTGGCTTCAATGTTGAGTGATATAGATTTCGAGTGCGCGGGTCTTGATATTAACGATGTTGGTATTTTAGGGGTTGAAGTAGATTTACCCTCGATAGAAGAACCAAGCGAAGCAGATAAGGAGGTTATGAAGTTGAATAACGAAATTTACGACAATAAACGTGAGATGCGAAAAGCTGTAATGAACCATTCTCAAACAAAGAATGAAGAATCAGTAGATACATTTGTAGTTCTTACTTTCAGTAACCAAAGTAATAAAGAAGTGTTTTTGCAACGGTTCGGATTTAGACCGCAAGAAAAGTATATCAAAGGTGAAGTTTTATCGGATATGGTAGAGAGAGTAGATTAATATGGCAAAGCCGAAGTTTGACTTTAAAGACCCCCATAATCTCATTCGTATAGAAGGATGGGCGAGAGATGGATTAGACGATAAGCAAATTGCTGCAAACATCGGCTACAATGAAACGTATTTCTCTGAATTGAAAGGTAAAATCCCCGAATTATCCAAAGCATTAAAAAACGGGCGTGCGCCTCTTGAGTTGAAAGTAGAAAACACTCTTTACACGAAAGCTACCGGAATGAAAGTAAAAGTCCAGCAGGCTATCAAGGTGAAAGATGTTTATTACGATGAAAATGGTAGGCGGTGTGAAAATGAAAGGATAGAAATTGTGGAATTAGAACAAGAGATTCCTCCTGACACAACGGCTGGTATCTTTTGGCTTAAAAATCGCAAGCCTGAACAATGGAATAAACCAGCTCCAAGAATTGATGAAGATGCTGATATTCCAACAGACATAGAGCATGGCATCAACATTGATTCTTGGATTAAAGACAAGCTAAAATGATAGTACCCCAAGAAATTTACCATCCATTATATGAGGATAAGGAAAAATTTATAATTCTTATCACCGGTGGGCGTGGTAGCGGAAAGTCTTTCAATGCTTCTACCTTCATAGAACGGTTGACTTTTGAAATGACTCCCGTAGAGAAGATTGTTCATCAGATTCTTTACACCCGTTACACGATGGTTTCTGCCGGTATGTCTATCATCCCCGAAATGATGGAGAAGATAGATTTGGACGGTACCACGAAATATTTCAAGACCACAAAGACGGACATAGTCAATAAGATGACTAAGAGCCGTATCATGTTCCGGGGTATCAAGACTTCTTCCGGGAATCAGACAGCCAAATTAAAATCCATTCAGGGCATTACGACTTTCGTCTGCGATGAAGCGGAAGAGTGGACAAGCGAAGATGAGTTCGACAAGATAATGCTCTCCATTCGCAAGAAGGGTATTCAGAACCGGATTATTATCATAATGAACCCATGCGATTCCAATCACTTCATCTACAAGAAATACATTGAGAAAACTCACAAGCTGGTGGAGATTGACGGTGTACAAGTTCAGATTTCCACTCATCCGAATGTGCTCCACATTCATACGACTTACTTTGATAATTTGGAGAATCTTTCACCGGAGTTTCTAAAAGAGGTAGAGGATATGAAGGTGAGTAATCCTGAAAAGTATGGTCATGTGGTTATCGGCCGGTGGGCTGATGTTGCAGAAGGTGCTGTGTTCAAGAAGTGGGGAATTGTGAAAGAGTTCCCGCAGGAATGCAAAAAGGTAGGAATAGGGCAGGACTTCGGCTTTACTAATGATCCTTCCGCTGCTGTAAGATGTGGCATTATTGATAACCGTTTGTATGTTGATGAACTTTTCTATGAAACGGATATGCTTTCGTCGGCTATTGCCAATAGGTTAAAGCCTTTCTCTATGAAAGTTTTTGCCGATTCGCAAGACCCTCGATTGATTCAAGAGATAAAGAACAGAGGCGTGAATATCTATCCGGTAGATAAGTTTCCCGGCTCCATCAAAGCGGGTATTGATAAGATTAAAGACATGGAGTTCTTTGTAACAGAACGCTCTTACAATATTATTACTGAACTTCGGAAATATGTTTGGGATAAAGATAAGGATGGAAACTACATCAATGAGCCAGTAGATGAATATAATCATTTGATGGATGCCATTAGATATTATGTATTGGGTTGTTTGCTTGGACGCATTTTGAAGCCGAAAGATTTAACAGGAATATTCACACACTAAAAATATAAGCTATGCCATTGAATTTAGAAGAAATATTAGCATTGCCCGATATCGGGCAGAAGATAAACTATCTGAAGAAAGGTAGGAAAACTGAACTTCCCGACCGTTGCAAACTTTGGGATGATTGGAATCCGGAACGCCATGAAATCATGGTTGACGAAAAGAAATATCCGGACAGAAAGGTTCTTGAAAAAGAAGCAGAGAAGCACTTCGATGAAAAAACGGGTAAGACTTATGAAATCGAAGCAAAGTATAAGACTGAACCGGTGAACCGTATCTCCATTCCATTGGAACA